GCAGAGCGGAACTCTTGGCCCAGTTACCACTACCCACATTGTAGATGAAGGAAGTGTAGGCGTCAGTCTCACCCTGAGTCAGTGTTACATTGTACCCAACTAGGCTTGTGCGCAGATGGGCTAGGTGTGTAGCGATGTCCTTAGTAAGCAGTTCGATGCACTCATCGTCAGTTTTACGCTGCCCTTGGTAGGCAGTCAGTGTATGCCCGTAGCAGATGGTGGCTACTTGCCACCCATGCGCCGGATCAGCATAGGCTGTGTTGCTCTTACCCTCGAACTTGGCAATAAGTGAGGTGCCCACATCGGACACCCCCAGACTTCCAGCAACAACTACACCCGCTGTGATAGCAAGGCGCAGCTTAGACATTATGGTGTAATGTTGGTACAGGCTTGAGAAGAGCGGCTGGTCGCCTGATTACCAGAGGGGTCTTGGATGCGCTCAATAACTGTAGTAGGCTGAGTGTAGGCCCAAGTTACAACCTGACCGGCGGTAGCAGCAGCCGCACCCTTAAGCACAACCGTAGTACCAGAAACAACAACACTAAGCACGGTCTTAGTTACACCTGCGATAGTATACACAAAGGCAGAAGCCGGAGTAAGTGTGGTAGCCAGCGGCTCCGGGTATGTGAGAGTGAGGACATCACCATTAATGGTTGCACTAGTGTGCAGTGGCACAGCAGTATCGTTCCAGTTAGCCACCTCAGTCTGTGCAGCGGTTAGGAACGTAGCAAGAGTCTTGGCATGTTTAGACTTGCCGTTAGCTTGGTACTTAGCCATAGTCTGCACATAGGAGATTGCCTGTGCCATACACAAGCGGAGTTCTCCCGCTTTGTTAATAAGGCCGGGAGAGGGGAGATCAGTATGTTTCATCGTTCGTACTTTCTAAATAATGACCCCTTACGGGAGCCGGGAGCTTCGTAGCGCTTGTGACCCATTGGGTCTTTGATTGACTCAGCGTACTCACGTTCGCGTTGTGCGCGGAGGGCTGTATCTTGGTTGATCGAAATGTACTTCTGCCAGAACCTAACTGCCCCTTCCAAGGCGTCTGCTCTGTCATCGTGTACTAAGGAGCCCCGCTCAGAAGTGAGCTTGGCGAGTTGGTGGAATAGGCTGTATGTAGTCCGATCCTTTGGTGTGTAGCGGGCGCAGTCCAAGGCGTCTTGCTCGACCACGGACTCACTGATGATTAGCGCACCACGACCGATCACTGGCTCAAGTGTACCGATAATTCGGCGTTCTTTCTGCCCAGTAACTAGGTCGTCCTCAACTGCGCACTTATGCAGTTCATGCAGGACTGGGATGAACACCTCACGGAAAGCCCCGAAGCCCATGTTCTTCTCGATGATTACCGTGTGAGGTTTCCACCGAGCAACGCGCTGGGCCAACTCCAGCAGCTTAGGGCCGTCGTAGCCACCCGGCACACCACCCGCGTCTAGCACAAAGATGTTACCGTTAAGGAAGGCACAAGTAGCGTACGCTGTCTCATCCCCGTTAACGCCACCACCAGCCGGATCAACATAGGTGACAATGCCCTGAAAGGCTGTAGTCTCCTGTGAAATGTCGTGCGGGCTGCGCATCTTGAATCCGAAGCCGTGTACTGTGAAGTCACGCAGGCTGCGGTTATCGAAGCCCCGCACAATGACGAGTGGCATGCGCTCACCCGCAGGCATCACGACTAACTGGTCAGTCTTGAGCGGGAAGCGTAAGGCGTCCACAAGGCGTGTGTTGAGCATGTGCTGCAACTGGAACCAACTAGCGCCCTGATCGCGCTCTTTGGTCTGCAAGTTAGCCTCGTCCAGCCAGCCAGTGCCCTCGCGCTCAATAGGCTTGCCCTGATCCCCAAGCATACCCCCAGACTGGGTTAGGCTCGGGTCTGCATTGATGCGTCGTACTAACAGTGGAGCAAGTGCATCCCCATAAATGTCAAGTTGCTTGGCAGTAGGGTAGCGTCCCGGCCAGACACGCACGGTAACACCACGCCCCGGAAGGGTGTTGTAGATGGACTCCTGCGACTGTGGAGTGCCTAGCCAGATGATACGCCCAGTAGAGCAGATCGAGGTAAAATCAAGCGTCAGCTCTAGTAGCTGCGCCCGCATAACTGCGGTAAGCGAATTCTTCTTGGACTCAATGTCATCTGCCAAGATTAAGTCTGCCCGCGTACCCTGCAAATTTGCTGTGATACCTAGGCACTTAACTGACGGTGACTTATCAACACCCTTTAGAGTGTAATGCACATCGAAGTGCTCTACTGAACTACGGTCGCCATTATTAGTGTCAGGCCGCATGCAGTCTAGCTCATCCATATTCATGATGATACGAATGACCAGCACAGCAATGTCGGTAGCCTGACCCCCACCCGCTGACAGAATGAATACCCGGAACTTAGGGTCATGGATTAGACACCACACGCAGTATGCGGCGGCAATCGTAGTCTTGGCCTGTCCACGCTGGGCCTGTACCATAAGGTAGTGCGGCCCATACGCAACGTAGCCAGCAATGTCTCGCTGGATTTCAGACAGGTGGAAGCCAAGCAACTCCATCACCGCCTCAAGGAACGGGATGAACTCAGCGTAGTGCTGCTGGAGCATGCGCAGTTTACGTAGGCGTACTAGCGCGTCTTGCGTACTTTCTCTTGCCATTAGTGCCACCCATCCATATCATGTGGGTCTGGCATAACTGGCTTGCTCTTGCGCTTGGACAGGGCTGCTTGCAGTTCCTTGAGTGCATCATCTTCCTCCACGCTCATAGTTACCGAGTTGTTCTTCAGGAAGGACACGGCAACACCCAACTCTGCCGCAGTTGGTCGCCGCATGGTAGCGCCTCCCTCCTTACCCTCAACCGGAATACCATCCCGGATCATGTCCAACAGTTGTGATGCGAGGGCCGCATGTAGCTCCTGCATAATGTCGTTACTTGCTGCCATTACGGTTATCCCTCCATGTGTTAACGGACTGTACCACCTTGTACAGTATCAGACCGACAATATAAACGAAGTTAAGAATTACTACCCATTGCTCTAGCGGTAGTCCTAAGACGTACATAGCGGAAGTGGTAGCCACGGGTGCGGCAGAAGCCAGATCAGACAAGTGGTTTCCGGCTACTGCCATTACCTTTCTCCTTTATTTAATAAATGTAACGCATAGGTAGGCTACTGCCCATACTACTACGCTTGGCAGTAACCAGTCGAAGATGGCGTCGTACTCACCACGCCAAACTCGCCAATCAAGGCCACCAGTCTCCGGCATGTTAGCCCGTTTCCCACTGCCAAATTCCTTGATCCAGCGGTACTCTGCTTGCGCAATCTCCCGCCCGATAAAGAAGAATGATCCAGCCGCCGCCCCAACTAGGACGTTTCCGCCAAGGATTAGGACAACCGCCTGAATGAGTAGGGCGTATAGAGTGTGGTAGATGTTAGTGATGTTCATAGGAATGATAGAGAGAATGTACCTAGTGTCCCCGAGCGGTTCTCAACGTAGATTAGCCCGGACTGAATACCTACGGTAAGATTACCAGCAGTGCCCGTGGTTCCTGTCAGTGCTGTAGAAACAACTACTGACGTGGCGGCGCCCGCGTATTTGCTACCAGCCGGTGTTGCTGATGATCGAAACCATAGGAGCATCTGATGCGAGGCCGACGACCCAGTGATGGCTAGAAAGCCCGGACTACCTCCAAAGTTCATGGGCGGTACGATGGTAGCCACGCCGTCATCAGGAATTGTTAGCTGGTACTTGCGGTCACGGTGAATCCATGTGGACTCCCGGAACTCACGAACAACCGGGCTAGCGGAGGTATCCTTCCACGATGACCCATTATAGGCTGGTGGTGTAAATGCTAGTGGAAGCCACGGGGCGGTGATGTTAAGTACACCGGCTGGGCTCCCATACACAACTGGCTCAACTGCTGTTGCAGGATTAGCCTCGCAGTTTATGTAGTTAAACTCCAGATTGTTACCAGAGGTGGTGATACCAGTCTCTGAGCGCAACGCATGTAGGCCGCCTGAAATGGTGGCCCCAGTAATGGTTACGTTAGAGATTGTGCCTCCAGAGTTATAGCCGTCCCAGTCAAAGCGGACGGCAGTTGCTGCACCCGGGGCTAAGCTGTACACACCACCAACAATATTTACGTTGTCAATCACCCCCTCAGTGCTAGGGAATGCGGCATTAACCCCAGCAGACAGACGCAGCACTTGCTGGCGGGCGGCTGATACATTCGAGTTCGTGATGAACAAATCACGAACGGAGTCTGCACTAATGCCATGCCAGCATGAGTACGGGTTGCTGCGCGCTGTAACATCACAGGATGTGAGGTGGACATTCTTGGTATTACCAAGTAGGAAGCCAGCAAAGTTACCCTGCCCACCCCCCGTAGTGCTCACGTCTTGAGCCTCACAATTAGTGAAGAAGAAGTTTGTGTGCCTCTCGCCACCGGCTCCACCATAGCCGAGTACCTTGAACCCACTGCCGCCAGTAGCGCCCGCGCCACCCCCGCCCGTTAGGGCAGAGCGGCAGTTGGTCAGCCACACGTTTGTGATATTCAGCGAGCCACCAAAGCGGTAGCCGTGTTCAGGTGAGTTAGCGACTGACCAGTTTGTAAACCGCAGGTCGTTACATGTGCCCGATGCCAGAGTGCTTTCTACCAGCAGGCCGTTTTCACCGGGGCCACCAGTAGCAGCAGCCCCCGTTAAACGGCACACCACGTTAGCCAACTCGCTACTCCCAACGTCACGCAAGTAGATACCAGTGCGGTAGTACTCAATCAGCGCGTAATTGATCGACAGGCGTGATACGTACTTAGCAAACACACCGGTAGAGAAGTACTTGACGTGTAGCGCCCTAATCATGATGTTGTCTAGCTTTGTGTTAGCGGGCTGACTGCCAATCTCAATGGCGTAGTTAACACCGCCAACAATTCCTTGGGCGCTAGCAATTACACTCATGTCGTCAATAAGCACGTTGCTGCCACGAATAGCTACCGCCTTGTCACCACCCGAGCCACCCGGGGTGGTGATGTACAGCCGGTCGATACGCACACCAGCTTCGATGACGATGCCGTGGGACGTAGATGCGGAAATGCGGTTAAACTTACACCCGTTGCTAACAACCCGCGTGTTCTGCGGAATAGTCAGAAAGGTGTAATTATACGTGGCGCTGGCACTTAGCTCAAGGGTACTGCCAGCAGCGGCATTTAACGCAGCCTGCAAATTAGCCGTTTCATCAGCTACGCTACCAAGTGCGCCATACTCGTAAGCCAGCACCCAACTGCGGAGTTTATCACGCACAGTACTAGCAACCGCCCCAGCACCACTTCCGATGTGCCCAACATTACCCGATCCAGTGGACAATGCTAGCGCGCCAGCCGAAGCAGCCGATGCGGCGGCGCTACTAGCAGCCTCAGCAGCCTTGGTTGTTGCTACACCTGCATCGGCGGCGGCCTGCTCCCACGTTTCTGTATTAAGCAGTACTTCCTTTAACTCCTCCACAACCTTACTGTTGGTACTGTCTAAAGATTCCGTAGCCACAAATAGACCTTGGCGATGCGCCACATCTAAGTTAGCCTCTGTAATTCGTGAGCTGCCCTGAAAATCTACGATTGGAAGTAGTGGTGTCTGCCTAGCTATTACGGTGTTACTTCCCACTGGGGTAGCTTCCGGTAGCTGAATGGTGTATGGGCCTATCCATGTTACTGTACCCATGTCAATAGTACGCCTCATCTTAGTAACGGCATCCTCAACATAGACCTTAACGTGGCTTTTGTTTAAGTACCCACCAACGAACGTAATCTCAAATTGCCGGGTACTACCATCCCCCGGAAAGATATTAGTAGCATAGAGCATACGCTATACTCTCCTTGTGTTATTTGTATCTAGTTATGTACTGGTAGGACACCCAGAAGGTATCCCACTATGTACGATTAGTCCGATGCCCAGAGGTTGAACAACGGCCCAATTAGCGGCGTATTACCGAGCGGCATGATCCGCGACCACTTCTTAGGATCATGCGGGTCACGCATAGCCCCCAAGACGTTCTCCACATACCCAACTGCTGGGATGAATGACCCCACTGTAGCCTTACCTGTAGCATCCCCACTAACCACATCAGCCGCCGATTTAGTAAGCTCTGCGAAATCGTTAGCCAATCCACTGACTGCAACGTAGTTAAGCACTGCCTTACCTAGCATGTCTGGTGCCATCATCTTTGTAAGGTACTCCTCCCGATCACTCCGTCCCAACGCGTTAAGTTGCAACCGCGCCAAGTGTAGAGGCAGCGCCATACCCGCAGCGGCGATAAGCACAGCAGTGGCTACAGCAGCCCCCTGCACACCTCCACCGTTGATCGCCACGGTGCGGCCCCACTGCTTTTCCATAGCCAGTAGTGGGTAATTGCGGAACTGGGATAACACCTTACCTAGGGTTTTGTGCTGCCAGAATCCAGCCTCGCCAGCAAATGTCTCTTGGATTAACTGACCAGACCCACGACGAATCGCTACGGCAAAGTCACGGGCGGCATCAATGTCCTTGAACTTGCGAATGTCAAATGACTTGACCCTATCCCCATCCCAGACTACCGCATTTGGCAGGTCGTTACGCAGACGTGCTGAGAGTGCTGAATCAATACCCATGCTCTCCAGACGCACATCGTTAGCACCATCACGCACAAGACGAAGTGCCTTGATAGTGATCTGCTCTGCCACACCACGGCGCTGGATAGCCTCGATTAAGCGGTGCATAGTGGCTACCTTGAACGCCTGTCCTGTTTTACGGAGCAAGCGCACCAATGGGCTAGCAGCACTACGGCCAACCACCTCATTGACGGAGCTTGGATTGTCGAACGCTGTAACCATCTTATACCCCTGCATGCCCCACTCACCAGTACCACCGGGCAACTCCATAGTGCTAAGCACTGGGTTTACCACTGTTCCTCCCTTGGATAGGGTGCGTACTTCGTTAAGTAGACGTGGTGCAGAGCCCACAAAGTTAAGCAAGTGAGACACACCCAGCCCGGTGGCTAGTGTGATAGACTCTCCGATCTGAGTAATACCCATACCACCAAGCCCTGCCTGTGCAGTAGCGGTGATAAGTGCGTCCACCCCTTGTGGGATAGCATCCCCATACGGTTTACCAAGTAGCTCTGCTGTGCCTTGCTGGAACGCTGCCTTCTGGTCTGCGGTCAGCATAGTACCTTTGGTATGATCGCCAAACTGGAGTGCTCGCTCAATGATAGCCATACCGGCAGAACCCATAATACCCTGTTCTGCCAGCGCCACCTCTCCAGCCACACGTTTGGACTGGTTGCGTAGGAGCATGGACATATCAGTCTTATACAGGTCGCTAAGTACTACAGTGGTGCCGTTAGGCAACGTGGCTGACTCGTTAAGGTCTAGTTGAAGCTTCTTCTTAGTGTGGCTAGCCCCGCCTGATGCTAGCTTCTTCTCGAACGCCATGATCTGGTCGTGGGTCAAACCCACTGCCTTGAGCGCAGACTGCACATACCCACTCGCAGCAGGGTCATAGATGTTAGCTGGAATTTCATGCCCACCTGCGGCGTTTACACGGGCATGATCTAGGTAAGCACGGGCAACCTTCTCTGCCATCACTGAGTCAAATCCGCTGATTGACACCATTTGGCGAGATAGCATATCCTTGTATGCAGTCAACTGATCTACTGACGCAGCAACTATCTTACCTGCATCAAGGCTGCGCGGAAAGTACCCAACTGAGTTGGTAGGAAGGACTGCCCAACCAGTAGTCTTAGCGACCTTCTGGGCCACTAGCATCCGCGTGTATGCGCCCTCTAACGCGTCGGCGGCCTTCACCACCATAGGGTGTGCTTGGATTGGGTATCCTTGTTCGCGTGATGCCTTCAACTCCATTACCTTACGGTTGAAGTTGTCGTACACCTTCAAGTCTGCAACGTCGGATGAGAACCCCTTAGCAACCCCCACTGTCTCGTTTCTCCACATGACGTATGACTGCTCAAAATCAAGCACGGCATTTCCGATGTAGCCCTCATCGAGCATGCGGCTTCGGATAGCTGCTGTACTTCGGCGCCCAGAAGCACCCATAGTGTGCTCCAGTAACGTGCCTGCCACCCAGCGAGCAACCGGGTTGCCCGATGATGCTAGTAACTGGCCCGGTGTAGCTAGCCCGAATGTATCCATAATGGTGCGCAACTTAACTGGATCAGTTGGGTGCGCAGCGTCCCACCGAATGGCGTTGTCAATAGTCTCCTCCACCAGCTTCTTAGTGGCCTTCTCTTCTGGCGTAGTCTCAGGCATCAACTCTGTACCAAACGAGTATCGAACATCCACCTTTACATCTGGGTTTGAGTACACTACATAGTTACTGTTCTTAACTCCAGTCCCCTTGCGTGTGCGCCCCGTAGCGTAGCGGTGCCCGCGTACCCCAGCCTCGCTGAGTGCAGTTGAAGCTGCTACGGCTGAGCCGTACTCCTTCACTGCCGCCTGATAGAACTTCTTACCAGTCATACCCTCCTCAGCAAACTCGAAGCGGTCAGTGAACTTAGATGGGAGTTTGTTGTCCCAGTCAAAGTAGTCTGCCTGACTTCCTTCTAGTTTCATGCGGTACAAGCCACCTTCCTCAGAAGGCATGCCTCGGCGTGTAGTTGCAATTCCACGATAGCCAATAGCAGTTTGACGCTCGCTTGTCATGTAATGTCCATGACCAAACGCAGCTACACCTTCGCCAGTGCCCGCAAACCTCAAGTCAAACTGATCTAGTCCCGGCACAGCGTTACCGTGCCACACGTATGGGAAGGTAGCATCTTGCGTGATCCGGCTCTTACGCGCTCGCTCAACCGACCCACGGATGTAGGCCAGTGCATCATCACGGGTGATAACCATATCCTTGAACACACCGACATTATCGCGCAGCCAGTTACGGATGTACGCCACTACCTTGTTGATTGTACGGCTATTAGCTTTCTCAGCTAGGTAGCCCAGCATTTCCTCTCCTCTGAGGTAGGCTGGTGTATTTTCTGGCACAGCCTTACGCGCTGCTACAGCATCTGGGTGCTGAGAGTTCTCAATGTCCCCAATGATCTTACGGAATTTCTCCACACCCACAGTACGCTCAAGCCCGTAGTGAACACCTACTTCATGCGCGATCAGACCTGCTGGATTAGCTAGCTCAGCAGGTGTCAGGTTCTCACGAACTAGGTACACCCGGTCGTCTGACGGCTCATAGATAGCCTTTGCTCTTGGATCAACATACGCTCCAGATTTGGACAATTGCGCGCTGTACTTCTGCAAATCAGCAACTGTGTTAACCTCGGCTAGGATGCCGTTCTCCCAAAGACTCAAGTTCTCCTCTGACGTGGGGCGTGTGCTATCGTCCAGCACTACCTTGGCCTTTGGTTCTACTGTAGCCTCAATAGCTGCCTGCTCAGCCAACGCTGTACTAAGCGCCTCTGTGTCCGCTACAGGGTCTAACTTAATCCGGTCGTCTGCTGGTACGGCACGTTGATCTGCAACCTGTGCCCGCAGTGCCTCAGTCTCAGCCATAGCAGCGCGTTGTGCAATAGCCTCGGGTGTAGCCTCAGCACCCAAGTCCTTAGCGGCCTGTGCCACCAGTGTAGCCTTGCGTTCTGCTGCATCCTTAGCCAGCAGCGCGGCGCGGGAGTTAACTGCTGCCCTGTAATTAACTGGCGACATAAGTGCGCCCATAGCCAAGCCAGTGCTGGCAGACACGATGTAGTCGTTAATAGACCGCTGCTCGCCCATAGCGTGTAGCGCAGCGTCGTATGCCACGTTACCAAGTGACCCTTCTACTGCTGTGCTGATTGCTGCGGCTACTGGCCGACCTTCCTTGATTAGGGCGCTGGCACCTACTCCGATTCCAGCCATTACAGAACCTGCTGCCACACCTGTAGCAAGTGTGGTTGGTGACATAATGCCAGCTATCAAGCCTGCTGCCAACTGACCACCTGTACTTGAGCGTGACATTACCAGAGCGTTCTCACGATCCTGCGCGATCTTAAACTTCTGCTGTACTAGGTCATCTGCACTGACGCTACCGTAGATCAACTCACGCTCCTTGTCAGTGTACGGCGCTACTTCCTTGTCCACATTATCGCGCATGTACGCAGTGTGGGCAGCATCAGGTTCTGGGAAACCGTTTAGCAAGTGATCTATCAGCCGGATTTCAGGAGCTAGGGCTGCTTGGTACGCTGCGCCAATAGTGCTATCCTTCTCGTACAAGCTTCCCAACCACGGCTGGGCATCCTTGGCGGCCTGCTCGGATCGGCTAGTAGCTGCCGCAGCCTGTACTCCAGTCACCTCCATTGTGCTCTGGCCTAATGCAAATGGACTGAGGCCATCGTTAGTCTCTACGGCTGGTAGGGACTGTCGTGTTGGGGCGTTGCCACCCTTGCGTAACTCTGCCACTGGGCGAGAGTCACCAATCACGTTACCCTCTTGGTCGATGCCACGAGCCATGCGTCTGCTAACTGGTGCTTGACCAAGCAGGCGGGCGGCTGTAGCGCCCCGAGCAGCAGCCTCTTCTTCTGTTTTACTAGGGCGCTCATATGCCCGTGAGAATACGTCCCCGGCTTCGTGGGCACTGGCTGCAAGCCGCAATTTATTTCCAGCAGCGCGTTCGCTACCCGCAGTCAACTCATGGTGGATAAACTCTAGCTGCTCATCTTCGCTGCTGCCCTTGATGCTCTTACCCGCCCATGATTTGAATGCGTCTTGCCGGGGCTCGTGCCACTGTGCAAGACCATAAGCCTTGCCTCCATCACCAACCGCCCCGGCGTTGAAATTGCTTTCATGCTTGAGGTTAGCTGCGATACCTGCGGCTTGATCTTCACTCCAACCTTTACTAACCATAAACTCAATTACTGCTGATGATTCCATCTGTCTCTCCTTATGTTATCTTGTTCTAGGCCCACCGTATGCCTGAATAGGAATACGCGCATCTGCCGGTACTGCAACTGGGGTGGTAGGTGCTACCTTTGGAAACCTAGCGAGTTGCTCGCCCTTGAGTGCCTGCTCAATGTCCGTGTAATCAAACACGTCTAAATGGGCCATGCCCTCACTGTCTGTCACTAGAAGCCGGAACGCTGGCTTACCATTAATATCACCACGTAGAAGTTGCACGTTACTGCTGGCCGGTGCTCCAGTCAGGGTAGTGCCTACGTGCGCCTTAACGTACTGGCTAACCGTGAGGTTCATGGCCTCAGCTAGCTCCTTCTCAGTGACTCGTCGCTCCTTGCCAATATCGGTGTTGGTGAAGAATGAGATAAGCCGGGGGCGCTCTGGATCAGAAATCCAAGTGTAGTCCCCGGCATGCTCTAGTCCCTGCGCTTTAGCTTGGGCAGTTGCCTCTGCTAGCACTTCTTGCTGATTAGGATTGTTTCTAGCCAGTTGTTCGTAGTGCGGTGCAATGGCGTCAAACACCACATCCTTAGACGCCTTGGTCAAGTTGTTGTCATTAATGAACCATGTACCCTTGCGCTCGTTAAAGTTGTTCTCGATGAACTTCTCCACCCCTGCCTTCTCATCAGGTGTCCACTTATGGCCCGGATGCTGGCGCACTTGGCGTGATGCCTGAAATGCAAACTGCCCAAACTCTTTTATGTCGCGCCCTGCTAGCTGGCGGTCAAATGCAGCGTACTGATCTGACACCTTGCTGTCAAAGTAAACTCCACGCGCATTGATGCCTCCCTCTAGTGTCTTTCCAAGCCCCTTCCAGTAAGTGTATCCTTTGATGTAGCTGTCATCCATAGTGTCAGACTGCGCACTATTGACCAACTGCGCCAGCCGAGTAGCGATCAGTGGATTAGCGCGGTTACTCCGTGAGTCTCGCACTAGCATACCTAGTTGCTGATTGAACTGCACTGGGTCGGTACTATCCAGAGTGGAGAACTCTTGGTAGAATGCCTGATCCACATCCGCGGCCTTAACACCATTGTTGATAAGCTCAGCGGAAGTACTAACACTAAGCCCCTTACGGATTGCTGCAATCTTGTCAGTGCCCTCAGCAGCCTTAGCCACTTCCTTAGCGGCCATTGCCTCGTACCTAGCTTGCGCTTGGATAGCAGACAGCGACGTGGACACGCGCATAGACGTAGAGATTACAGGCTCTGAGTTGCCACTCTTGGTAGAGTACTCACTGTTGATCTTGGCGTACTCAGCGTCAACCTCGTCGGCGTTCAGTTGACGTAGTCTCGCCTTGGCCTGAATGTCCGCGATACGCGAGGCGTACTCAGATGAGGCCAGGCCCGCATGGTGCCGCTTCGACGAGTCAAGTAGGCGAGTTACCTTAACCTGATCCTCTGGCTTCATAGCGCCAAAGATGCCCCGCTCCTGCATTGCAGACAACGCGTGGAACTGCCCAGTCTCAGCTAATGAGCCTACTAAGGTTGTTACCTGAGTTTTCCAAGAGTCTAGGTTGCTGCCGACTGTAGGAGTAAGCGCAGCCATGAACACGTCTTTCCGTGCCTCAACTTCCTCCTTAGAGTAGAACTGGTCTGCCGCTGGCTTTCCAGTCCCTTGTAGCACAGTGGCCGCAGACTGCATCATGCCATACTGCTTGATGCTCGCCTCTTCCTGCATAAACGCCACATGCTCGCGGGCATGGCGTTTAATCAGGTCTGGGGTCTGTTGAATCACCTGCATTGCTAACATGGTGTTCGTATCTTTGTCGTCGGTCTGGTACTCTTTAATGCTGCTAGCAATGTACGCTGGGATCGAATCTGGGGATTGCCGCTTGAGTGTGCTCATCGCAGCGTCTTGCTTGGCGACCCACTGGCTTACCCTGCTCTGCACCTCGAATGCTCTGGCACCCTCGCCTACTGGGCCATCACCAAACACACGGGAGTACCACGGGCGATCGTTGATGATGGTTGTCAACGCCTCACCAGTAGCCGCCCGTTGCATGCCCTCTAAGAACTTCTCACCTCTGATCTTTTCAACCTGCTTACCTAGCTGGTCAGATGCGAACTTGGCAATAAGCCCAAGGGTCTGATCCCCAGACGGCTCTGCTGGTATCTCGTTGACCGAGTTAATGTCACGCACCTTTGTGTTGCGCATGACTACGCCTGTTGCGCCTGCCGCCTGCGCTTGTGGAACACCGGCAGGACTGTAGGTAAACGTACCCGGCCCGCGCTCCTCGGAGCCTTGCCCCTTCTCTGAATATCCACTCCATCCTGCCATGTGTTTCTCCTCAGCTCAGCATAGTGCCGCTGTATGTTGTTGATGGGTTATAGAACTCACTCGCCGCTGACACTGGTACAGGTGCGGTAGGTGCTGCTGGTGAGTTACCGAGCCCTGACATCCACCCTGCCAACGGCTTAATGATGCCGCTGCTACTAATAATGCCAGCCCAGTCTGACCCTGACTACAAGCAAGCGCTAACCCGGCTCATAGCAGACTACCCAACGGTGGTAGAGGCAGATGTGGTCGCCGGGGTACAGTTCAGCTCATCCGTGTCACTGACCAGTCCGTTCAGGCGCGATCAGAACGGGGTGGCCGTAACTACTGGCAGGCTTGTGGTTGGCCGCATAGACGTGTCATACCGCAACACGTCAGGGATGGTAGTGGACGTTGAGACACCGATTGGTACTACACGCGCACTAACATTCTCTGGTCGCATTATGGGCAGCGCAAGTGCAAGTTACGCAGTGCCAGTAGGCACTGGTTCTGTGCCCGCCTTCATCGGAAGGGAGTCCAGAGGGTACACTGCAACAATTGCTTCCCGTGACTGGAAGCCACTAACCATCACTGCCATTGAGTACACTGGGCAGTACTTCTTTAATGCAAGGAGAGCGTAAATGAACACTGCTAGTATGCGGGCGAAGGTGCTTGCACTAGAGGCAGAGATTATGGAGTTGCCGCAGGCGCAACTTGGTAACTTCCACAACTTTAACTGCGGCGTGTATCAACGTGGTGGGACTATCCCAGCAGGTACGGTAGCTACAGGGGCGATCCACAGGAACAAGAGCACGTTTGTGCTAGCAAAAGGCACGATGATGCTGATGACTGAGGATGGCCCGTTATGCGTAGAGGCGCCGTGGGCCACAGTGTCGCCTCCTGGGACTAAGCGGGTAATGTACGCAGTCACCGACTGCGTAGTTATCGCCGTGATCGAGACAGATTTAACAACCCCAGAGGAAGTAGAGCGAGCAGTAACTGTATCGTCATTCGACCAACTGGAATCACCAATAGGAGCAGAGTTACTATGTCATTCTGGATTGCAGGGGCAGGACTAGCCCTAGGC